TAGGCATTTAAGTTCTTCGTCAGGAATTTCTTTAGTTAACAGAGCGATGTGTACGGATAACAGTCGGATGGTAGCCAATAGGAGACTTCTCTCTTGGTCGGCGTCCTCGCATTTGTAGATGAGCTGAATCACTTTATCGAAGTGCAAATTGAACCTGTTTTGCATCGACTCGATGAGAAGGACAATACCAAAATTGACGCTATTTTTTGATTTCATTGCCGACCTGTGACATTTCTGTGTCAACTTGATCCTGTGTCATTATTGTGTCAGGATCGACTTCGGTTGTTTCGAACATCTCGTCTACTTGAAGATGCATTAGATCGAGCATACGTTTGAATCGCACGGTGCCATACATTCCCGCTCCGAGAGTGCAGAAGGTGGTTCCAAGTACGGTTAAGATGAACTGGGAGTCTTGTTCGTAGACTTTATCGAGAACCTTCAGGAGCTTTAGGGAATGTTCCTGAATATTTTCCATATGCTCTTCATCTTGCTGCGCGTCTATCTCATTCATTTTGTTATTCCCAAATGGTTCATGTCCGATAAGCTTTCAGTTATGTTGCGTTTAAATTTAGAGCGGTCTCGATCTTACTTATTGTTTTGCATGATTTACATCTCATAACAGGTTTCCTTGGAAGTTCTCGACCATTTATCGAGGCGATCAGTAGGTGGTATATTTCGAATTCATCGCTATTTTTTTCGTACGTGAATCCGCATTCGCAAGGTATTTCTTTTTCGCTGTATGGCTTCATGACGTCCTATAACCTCAATTATGTTGTGTGACCGTAGCCATTACCGTTGTCGTCTCCTCGCATCCACGAAAAGCATTTGACATGTTTTTTACAGTGTGGACATGTGCTGTTATCGAATTTCTGGTTGGAAGATTTTTCCTTTTCACAAAGTTCGCACATACCAAACTTATATGCCTGGACCATATCTGGAACCCAAGGAAATTTCAGGTGAGAATAGCCTTCTTGTTTTTTCAGGCGTGATTCGAGATCTTCGCTCATGATTCCTCGTTATATTGTTTCCATTTTAGGATTCCCTGGACTTCCCATTTTTTGAAGTGGTATGCCCATATGGCATTTATCGTTAATCCTCCGAAAACGAACCCAAATGCTAGTATGAGAATTGCGTAGAGGATCATTATCCGTCGTTAGATTTTGGTGGATTTGGAAGAGGCATCCAATGCGTAATGTCTTCTGAATCATATTCGAAAGAGACGTCTCCAAAACATGCGCCTATAAACGAATCTAACGGCTGCCAAGCGGTTTCATCATTTCTTGCTATGCCAATGGGACATGGTATTGAATTTCCTGCGTACACAAGAACGTAGTCATAAGCTGGTGGCAGCCTATCTTTAACGCTGATCCAGGGACTGCCACAAACACATTCCAGCGCATGTTCCCCGCACTTTTCGCATTCACCGCTCATTAAACTTCTCCCATAACGCAAACCAGGCACTCGCAACGCAAGCTATGACACATAAAGTGATTGCTTGCGCGTCGCTCACGATTCCCTACATTTTTATGAATATCCAGGCGGTGCAAATCATTCCCACACAAAGAAAAACGCACACACATATGCTCTGCACTTCACCTTCGATCATATCGAGGACTCGCTCGTATTGGTTGTGGATATATCTACGAACATTTCGTTGGCTCCGACAATATGGTTTTGGTTCATGTGTGGATCATTTTCTCGTCGTCGGGGATATGCCCTATACGTCTCCAGTGAGTAGGTCTATATGTACATTCATAACCTTCTTTAATCGTCCATGACCATGCTTTGGTCCATTCGTCTATTTGATGGAGATTATAGACAGCTTTTCCGATGTGGCATTCATCATCATATTCAGCCTTTATATCTATGAGCATACCATCAGGAGGCTTCTCATCAAGAATAACGATCCATTCGCTCATTGGTTTACCGCCTCCGGAAACGTGATCGGAGGGGCCGGTAAAGGCATCCAATGAGTAACATCACTCCATGGCAAAAAATCATAATATGTCCATTGCATCACTTCCTTTACGTCCTCATATAGTTCCGTACGAAATGCGACATGCATATCCCCATCCGCATCCACCGCAAGGACACTTATCTCAGCATTTGGCAATCTATCTTTAACGCTAATCCATTCCATCGCAACCTTCAGGCAATTTGGGCATCGGCATCCAGTAAGGTACTCGGTCAGGGTGATAGCGCTTATTCACGGCATCCACCCAATAATTACCAGAGGAATATCGGTCAAACGACCCCATCTTCACTTCGTTTTCGAAGATGAAAAGCACCCATTCTCCAGTACCATTGCGGGGCATCTGATCTTTTGTTTTGACCCATTCCATTAGTTTTCTCTTTCAGGAAAATCACACCGAAAAACAGGTTGAGGCAATGGCATCCAGTAATCAATTCTAGCGAAGCAATCTTTATCAAATTTCCATACGGTGGCGTATTGATTTGGCATCATGGCACAATCCACATCTTCAGTATCAGATTCGTGATATAAAATACCTATGCGCCCTTTCCATATGACCAAGACTTCTTCATCTTTCGGTATTTCCCGATCTCTTCTATCTATCCATTCCATTATTTAAATCGGGACGGGCAATCGGCGTTGCCACAAGGTTGACCCATGGGCCAGTATCTGTTGCAATAAGGACACTTCCATTGTTTTTGATATGCCATTGAACCGGGGACGCAGAATATATCGGCGCTATATGTAAAGAAACCCGTTACGTCTCTATGTACCGTTGTCGTTTCGATCCAGATATTTTCTCCCACATGAATATGAAATGATTCCTCTCCTATAGGGAAGTCATCAGGATCAAAATATATTCTTTCCGGCTTGTCACCGGCATGCTTAAGAACCCGTCCACTTTGTAATAGGTCACCCGGCAAAGGGCTAGCACAAAGTCCTGTGGATAATACCACAAAAGCAAAAATACTGTGACGTGAAAAAATAGACATCCCTAACCTCCGGTTTTTCTTCCTTTATCGTCTTTTTTCTGATGCTAGTCAATGAAGCGTTTGCCTGCAATCACTAAAACTAAACAGACTAAACACTATACTAAATATCAGTGACTTAGACCTGTACATCAAAATTATAGATATATAGGATTTGATTAAAGCGTCGACGGCTATCGGTCGTTTGTTAGGCAGTAATGGTTTCGCCAACCAGGAGACACATGAGCGAAGTACTTGATCAATTAGATGTAGCAACGGAAGTCATCGCCCCGGAGCAAGAACAAGCAAATGCGTCAGAGGCAGAGTCAGCGCCAGTACAGAAATCTGTAGAACCTCCGAAGGAGGATATGCAGGAAAAGAACTGGAAAGCGGCCCGGGCCCAAATGGCAGAGCAAAATCGCCAGATCCAGGCAATGAACTATGAGCTCGAGCAGTTACGTAGATCACAGGCTCCTAAAGAACCGGAAGAGGAATTCCTCACTGATTCTGAGAGGCGCTTAAACGACAAGATCAAGACCCTTGATCAGCGTCTTAAGCACAAGGAAGCCAAAGAAGCGGATTACGTAGTTGACAGGCTCAAGTCCAAATACCCGGATTTTGACGACGTTGTGAACCCAGAGAACATTACGTATTTACAAACCAACAACGCCGCACTTGCGAAAGCACTGGCATCTCTTAAGGATGATCCGTACGAGCAAGGACAAGCCGCATACGACGCGCTGAAAAAGACCGAGTGGTATCAACAGAGGCATACGATGCAAGATAAAGCGAAACTGGAACAGAACGTGAAAAAACCGATGTCGGTTCAATCCGTGCGTAAACAGGGCGCCTTGTCTGAGGCTAATTCATTTGCTAGTGGACTTACTCCTGAGCTGAAGAAATCACTTCTAGCTGAGATGGCGCAGGCTCGCAAAGGGGCGTAAACCATGAGGTTTATGCATGTCAATCACAACATCAAGCGTACTACCTGCGCCTGTACAGCAAAGTTTTTCCTATAAACTTCTGTCCGTGCCAGTTCCGTACATGATCCACAAGATTCCGGCGATGCTCAAGCAGATGCCAAGGAATGGTGGTACAACACTGCGTATGCGCAGATACAACCCATTGCTTACCGCGACGGTACCATTGGGTAACTCAGGGATTACTCCTCCTCCTCAACAGCTTACTGCGGTCGATATCGATGCCAAGATGGATTTCTATGGCACATATATCTACCTAAACGAGCAGGTTACCTTGCAAAACCAAGATCCCGTGCTGAACGAAGCTGCACAGCGTCTTGGGGTGAGTTTGAGACAGACTGAAGACGAACTGACAAGAAATATGTTGGCGTCCACAGCTTCTTTCCTAAATTCCACTGGAGGCACGAATGCCGATAACCCAACAGAAATGGCACGTAGCGACGTCGACAACGTCATTCAGACGCTTGCTGGCAATAACGCTTACACCATTGCTGATAACATTGAGGGCGACGACAAGTTCGGTAAAATGTGTGCCGAAGTAAAACCCACTCTGATTGACTTGGAACTCCTCGCCGCGTAAGCGGACGGAAGACAGGGCGGAAGGCTTAGGCCACCGTGAACGACTAAGTGAGAGGGCACCGAAAGGTGATGCGATAGTCTGAACACCATGGAGACATGGTGAGGGAGATCCGAAGAGGTCCCCCCGCCCGAAAGGGTCAGTAAGCGAAAGCTGAAGTAACAGAAGTGACAGCTCCAGTTAGGGATGCGTACTTTGCTCTAGGCTCGACTAACTTGATCCGTACGATCGAGAACGTCTCGGGCTTCATTGCGAAGGCACAATATCCTTACCAAGCGACCGTTCTGCGTCCTGAGTGGGGTTCTGTATCTAACCTGAGATTCCTCTTGTCCTCGATTGGTAGCGTATCTCCTAACGCCTCTGCGCTAGGTGCTGACGTCTACAACGTATTCTGCGTTGGGATGGAAGCGTATGCATCGATTGAGCAGGATGGTTACTCAGCTCAATTTATTTACCGTCCACCTATCTATGATGGACCTTTGGCTCTGAACGCGTCTGTCGGCTACAAGTTCGCCGAAGTGCCTCGGATCACCAACGATGCGTGGGTCATTAACCTTAGAACCACGCTGAAAGCGTAAGGAGGCAACAATGGCCGTTTTAGATCATATCATCCAAGGTTCGTTCACTGCAGACGGTGCAGCGCATATTCTAAATATCGCGAGTGATGTAGATTCGTTCGAGGTTCGTAACCTAACGAAAATCATCACTCCTGTAGGCGGGACAGGCGTTGAGTTTTACTGGCAGCGTGGAATGGCTCAAGATTCAGCAATCCAAATGACGTCTTTAGGAGTAGCGACTCAAATTACGTCTGGCGGTATCTCGCTGATCAATACAGCCGATCCTCAAACACCAGGTCCTCAGTTGAGTGGTACCGCAATCAGCGGCGCTACTCCTCCTGTTGTGTCATCGGCTAATACCGGCACACTTCAGAACGGGGATCTTGTCGAGATCTACAACGCGGCTGGTGCTCTACAGTTTAGTGGTGCTCAATTCACTGTTGATACAGTGGTTCCCAACACTAGCTTTAGACTGCCTTTCGCGCCTACGATCGTCGCCGGTACGACGCTCAACTATCGTGTGATCAAGTTCCAACCAATGTTCTACCCACGTAGATTGTTGATCTCTGCTGTTTCACAGGCTACACAAGCTGTTGTGAAATTGACAGTGGCTCATAATCTTACTGTTGGTCAGCGCATTGTGTTTGGTGTCATCCCAGCTGTTTATGGCATGACACAGTTGTCCGGATTGAGAGCAACAATCGTTGCCATCGATACGACTCTTAACACGATCACTATCGATATTGATACGTCTGGTTTCACAGCATTTGTTTATCCATTGACTGCGGTTGCAGCAGCACCTCATACACAACCTCAGATTGTTCCTTTTGGCGATGGGCTAAATCCATTGACCAATCCATTGGGCAATCAGTCGGTTCTGGATGGTGCCACTCGCAATCTAGCAGTGCGTGGCGTCTACCTAGCTGCCGGGGCTAACAGTCCTGCTGGCGTAACGGGCGATGTCATCTACTGGAGAGCGTTTAAGGCCGAACAGATTCAGACGACATTCTATCTATGATAGATTGAGCTGTCCGGAATTTCCGGACAGCTCATAGGGGCTATCGGGAGTTCCCGATGGCCCCGAAAATGGCTGAAAAACAACCCAATTTTGGTAGCAAAATGGCTAAAAGACAAACCACAGAGGACAAAATGAGCACAGCAGTTGAAACAGCTCCAGCATCCAGGAATTACAATGAATTATTTCACAAGATCGATTCGTTGCAGGGAATAGATAAAAAAATGTTCACGAAGGGGCTTTCCCAAGAAGAGAAAAAAGCTTACATAACGCACCTCAGAGATCGTGACATGGAAAAAGTTACAGGAATTTTTCGCTCTTTTGAGCCACTAGGTGGTATGCTTGAGATGACAGCAATGGCTTATGATGTGGAAACACCTGTAAAGTACCAATTTTATGACGGAATGGAATATACGGTTCCTAGATATGTTGCCAAGAGGTTCGAGAATGAATTTCAAGGAGTCGGTACGTGGTATCCTACTCACAGCCATATTTTGGACGCACAGGGTAAGCCTACCGTTTCTGTAGGAAAGAAGAATCGACGTTTCGGGTTTAGTTCAATGGAATTTCAATGAGCGGACAGATCGTAGTTCCAACGCCTGGATCGGTACTACAGGGGCCAATATTCTCTGATTTTGTGCCCCAACTCAACTTGATCCAAACAGTATCGAACGCCGAAAAGGCAGTCGTTACCACGATCACAGCTCACGGATATGAAGAGGGCATTTACGTTCGTGTGAATGTGCCCTCGAACTACGGAATGATGATATTCGAGGAGAGCCCAATCGCGGTTTTAAGTGCGACAACATTTGAAACTCTAATTGACACATCTGACATGGACCCATTTGTTGCTCCGGCGTTATATCCTCCAGTAGCATTCACCCCGGCTCAATGCGTTCCAATGGGCGGCGTAACAGACAATATAGCGTAAGGAAATAAGATGACTCTATATCCCCCAACACCACCACCAGGACTGCCGAATGCACTTGGGGATATCGTCTCGAAGATTCGCCGCATTACGAAGTCGCCTTCGCAGAATCAGATTACGGATGACCAGATTGTCCAGTACATCAACACCTACTTTCTGTATGACTTCCCTGAGGAACTTCGCCTCAAGAACATGATGTCGAATTATAGCTTCACGACGGCTCCTAACCAAGAGACATACCCAATACCCACGGATAGTGTTATTACGATTGAGCCTCCGGTTTACATCAATGGTTATCAGTCGTACTTCACTCAGTCACAGGATAACTTCTATCGCCTATATCCGCGCCTTGGCCTATCAGAGAACAATTTGGCGTTCGGCAATGGGACACAGGGACCCTACACGTTTACGGTCTCCAATAGCCCCGTATTGCAGAATAACGTTGTTATCAGCGCGGTAGACTCAACAGGCGTAGCGGCGACTGCGGTAGATATTCCATTATCAACTGCGACCGGAGGGCTCGGCGGAACTTCGATTCAACCTTTATTTTCGACGATCAATTACATTACTGGAGCCGTAAGTATCCTGTTCAACAACAACATCCCATCCGGCAATCCGATCAATGTTCAGGTCGTTCCTTATGCTCCGTCTCGACCCGTAGCGATGTTGTTTTATCGAGATATTATATATTTGAGACCTATTCCTGACGCTGCATATCTTGTTAATATCCAGGCTTTCGTTAATCCATTCGCCTGCACAAATGGTGCGAGTTTCAATCCACCTACACTGGGCGGAACAAACGATCCGCAACTTACTTCTCCGCCCAATATTCAGAATGTGCCAGAGGGATTCGTTTTCGATACCGATACGCCTCAGATTAAGCAATGGTGGCAATTAGTCGCATGGGGAGCCGCACTAAAGATCTTCGAAGATCGCGGGGACATTGAGAACATCACAAGGTTCATGCCTCTGTACGATCAACAAAGAAGATTGGTTCTTCGAAGAACACTTGTCGAGCAATCGAACGAGAGAACCCAGACAATTTATACCGAACAGACAGGACTTAACAGCAACACCTGGTTTAGCCAGTTTTAAAAGGAAAAAACGATGCCATTTGCCTATACACCTGACATGCCAGTTGCGTCCCATCTTCCTGCAGCGGACCAGCCTTTGATGAACGCCAATAGCCAATATCTAAAAGATTTCGGTGATCGAGATCACGAATTCACACAGAACTCTGCGACGCCTGGAATAGATGGTTACCATAAGCAGATAACATTCGCGAAAAATCAAACCACTCCCAGTTTCACCTCGACAGCAGTTTCTGTGGCGTATGCGAATGCTGCGGGAGCTGTTCCACAGTCACAGATTTTTTTCAATAATGCGGTCGGAGATGCGCAATTAACATCCGTGGCGGCAGCCATTCCAGGAAGCCTAGCTGTTCCAACGGTCGCGGCAAATGGTGCAACTTTTCTCCCTGGAACGGCCGCTTTAGGAGGGCTTCTTCTCCAATGGGGAAGCGGAGTGGCTGCCACTCCAGTTGTGTTTCCCGTAGCGTTTTCGGTAGCTGTATTCGCTCCAATAGTGACAGTAACTCCAGTTAGCGCCTCAACGGCAAGTTGTACAGTATCTCCTGTAGTCACTGCGTTCCCTTCAGGTACAGGATTCACTGTTTCAAATAACGCTGGGCAGTTATTTGCGTTTTTCTGGATGGCGATAGGACAGGCGGCGTAATGCAACCATTATTTATCGGACCATATCAAGTCGGTGTCAAACAAGACGTAAAGCCGTTCATGATCCCGGACGAGGCGTTTCCGACTTTAACGAACGCTTACGTTTGGAGGGGAAGAGTCCAGCGTAAGCCTGGATATGTGCTTCTCGGAAGGCTTAAGCGTGTTTTGACAGCGCAGGTTCTGGGAAATACCGACGTAGCCGGAGTTTTTACAGAAAATCTTTTAACTGTTGCCCAATTGATAGACGCAGGGGCTACATTGGTTCCTGGGTCAATTTCGATAACTGTTACAGGCGGACCAACCCAAGTATTTACTGAACCGGCTATTCCTAACGGAACGCTGTCCGGAACGCCTGGTACAGGGACAGGAACGATAAACTACCTTACAGGCGCGTTTACAGTACATACTAATCCCGCACTGGCAGCAGCTCCGGTTACGGCAACATTCGGATATTATCCAAATCTTCCTGTGATGGGGATACGTGGATATGATGTACAGACTACGATCAATCAAGACAGAACGATATTTTGGGATACCAAATACGCGTACGAATTTACCACCGATTTCTTTGAGTTGCCCTCGACAGTACCTACTGTTTGGACAGGAACCGATAAGCAGCAATTTTGGACTACAAATTATTTCACTACTAGTACAGATATTCCTCTCCTATGGGCCACTAACGGGAAGCCGACGAATAATGGTTTTGTAGTAGTATCTTTAACGGGATCTGTAGTAGGCCCTCCTTCTACCTCAAATATCACCACTTTAGGAACAAACACCTTCGCCATTAACAATGTCGTAGTTTTCTTTCAGATGCCTTTAACGCCTCCGAGCGTAGCGAACGGAACAAGAGCTACAGTAACAACGATAGGCCCAGCAAATCCATTTGGTGTTAGCGGACTTCCTAATACATCTGCCGGATTATTTACCGACAGCACGCCTACAGCTGGTATGGTCTATCTTCTATCAAATACGGACGGGATACGGTATTACGACAACGCTAAATGGAACCAATTTACGCCAGCTCTTGATGGCATTCTCGTCGGAGGAGCTTTGACGAGATACCTTCTAGGATCGCTTCTTATTGTTCCATACAAAAACCGATTGGTCGTCTTAAATACATTTGAAGGTGTGACAGGGAGTGTCAGAAACTTCGAACAACGGGCTCGTTGGAGTCAAATTGGTGATCCAACTGATGTAGTAAACGGGTGGAGAGACGATCTGCCCGGGAGAGGAAACTCCATCGATGCGGCTACTGAAGAGTCAATTATTTCATGCGGATTCGTAAAAGACGAGCTTATCGTTTACTTCGAAAGATCTACTTGGAAATTGGCATATACCGGCAACGAAATTGGCCCTTTCATCTGGCAACGGATCAACTCAGAATTGGGCGCCGAATCGACATTTAGCGCCGTACAATTCGATAGCGGTCTCATTGCTCTCGGTAATGTAGGCGTTCATACATGCAACGGTTCCCAGGTCGTGCGTATTGATGAGGTTATCCCGAACGAAGTTTTCGATATTCACAACGGTAGTGATGGCCCTCAAAGGGTTTCAGGAATAAGAGATTTCTACCAAGAGATCGTCTACTTTTCATATCCAGGAGATGCTCCGAATACATCGGCTGTAGGTAAGATTTTCTTTCCGGATAAGATGATCATTTACAACTACAAGAATAATAGTTTCGCGTTCTTCGATGATAATGCGACCGCTCTCGGATATTTTCAACATACCACCGGAACTCCCTGGTCTCAGCTAACGACATTCCCCTGGAATGCGTGGAACATATCATGGAATTCAGGGGTTTTGCAGTCGGGATTTCCCTCGATATGCTTTGGAAATCAGCAGGGTTTTGTCGAAGAAATCGATCCCGACATAAGTTCCAATGGACCTTCGTTAGCAATTTCCGCCCTCATACCAGACCCAGATCCTAATAATCCTTTAGGATCTAAGATCACCAGCACTCAGCACAATCTGCGACAGGGAACATCTTACATTAGAATAACGAACGCCCTAGGTCTGACAAATGCCAACGGATTAAATTTCCAGGTTCTCCGAGTTCTAGACGAAAGTAATTTCACAATTGGGCCAACGGTAATAGCTGGCGTTCCTACAGCTATCACAGGAACCTATATTGGAAATGGTTTACTGACCGTTCTCACGAACCTAAATATATCCACTAAGCAGTTCACCCCGTTCTGGGAACGAGGAAAAAATTATTCTCTGAAATATATCGATGTTCTTGTTGACCGCACATCTTCAGGCGAACTTCAAACTGATGTTTACATCGACTTCAATATCACAGACAGCATGACAAATAATATTTATATGCTAGGGAATTCTACGCTGTCGACGCAGCCAGAAGGCGCCTCGTTACCATATTATAGTTTTCAGCCTCTAGGCCAGCAAGTATGGAAAAGATTTTATACTATCGCCACAGGGGAAACTTTTCAGATAAAATTCAGTTTCTCCAATGATCAGATGCTGACGACTCTGATCAACGAGTCCAACGTTGTCTTGCACGCCCTAGTCTTATTCTTTGAAGAAGCTGGAGAATTCTACTAATGACATCACCGACACCTACAACAGGAAACACCTACGTCAACCAGTACACGAACTACGAATTGGAGCAGGAAGAACTTAAAACATTGCTCACAAGGCGTGACACACAACTTTCTACTTCACTAAATCTGAAGACGAATGGGGTCTACGAGACTGTCGAATTGCAAAATGGCGAACAGTTCTTCACGACCAATAACATGTCTCCGAAGCGATTTGTCTTTCGTAAGGTGCTGCAGATTCCGGCCCCGATCGCAGCGCCTGGAACATCTGGTCCCATAGCTCACGGCATCACTGGAGTCACACTATTCACGCGAATATATGGTATAGCTGTCACCGCGGCTGACTGGCGACCAATTCCTAATTCGGACATAAAGATCGTAGTGACAGGAACAACTTACACAATCACTAATGAAGCTACCAGCGCAGCGATAACATCTGGTATTGTGATTTTAGAATACGTCAAACAGTAGAGGACATATGGCAGACTTTAGCAACGCGTTGACAGGTGCAGCCACAGGTGCTGGAATAGGAACTGCGTTCAGCCCCGGGATAGGAACCGCGATTGGTGGAGGATTAGGCTTTCTGTCAGGGCTATTGGGATTTGGTAAAGATCAACCGGACCAAGTGAAAGAACGCCAAAGGTATAGCCCCGAGCAACAACAGTTCTTATCTCAGATTTTGGAACAAGCCAAGGCCGGTAATAAGCAGGCTCTAGAATACTACCAGAAGATCTTATCCGACGATCCTGAAGCATTCGCCGATTTCGAACGTCCCGCTATGGAGCAATTTCAACAACAGACGATACCTAATATTCTTGAGCGGATAAATGCAGGTGGCGGCATGAATAAATATAGCGGAGCCGTTACACAACAATTAGCTCAAGCTGGTAGGGGGCTTTCCGGCGATTTAGCGTCACAGCGAGCTAACCTGAAGAATAATGCCATTCAAGGGCTTCAACAATATAGCCAGCTGGGATTACAGCAACTCTCTGATCCGTATATTCAAGGTGGTCGACCCGGAGCGTTTTCACAGGCAGCTCCAGCAGCGAGTGCAGGTTATGCGAGTTTACTTAACCGATAGAGGTAAAAATGTTCAGAATAGAATCCACTTCCAATCCTCTTGACGCGCTTGTCGCAGGCACAGGATCGGCCTTTGTCCAGAACAAACTCGCTCAGCAAGCCGAACAACAGCGCATGAAGAAGTTCGAGCGCGCGACGCAAGGACTCGACGAGAATAGCTCTGACATTCAATGGCTAAAAGCACTCAACAATGTTCCTAAAGAGGATCAGGCTAACTTCCTTAAGATCCATGAGAACATCGCTAAAGGAAAAAAGGAAGGCGCAAATCGTCAGGCTGCTGTCGATAAAGAGGCGAAGGCATCAGAAGAGGAAGATCTTCGAAAGAAGGCACTAGCTAAGAAATATGGCATACCTGAAGAGGAAATTGCGGATCTGAAATCGACGGACATTCCCGCGTACGCAAGACATCGTGATAAAGGCGAACTCGCTAATCAGCCTGTACCTGATGAAATTTCGGACAAAATGGAAAGAGTATTAGAGGAAAACCCAGAGGCCGACTCTGATCAACTTCTTCTGAAAATGGATAAGGCTGGAATTCCTAGAAAATTCTCGAATGCCTTCACTGAAAATAGACGTCGTAAGGACGAACAAGCTACAACAAGGCAAGACGTATCTTATAAGGAACAGAAAGACTTCATCGACGATGTGACAAACCAATATACGGCATTCGAGAAGGACACTAAGCCGAAACTCCTTCAGATGCAGAGCATTCCAGAAGACAAATTAATCGGACCTACTGGAGCGAAATTCCTTGAATATTTAGGCATTCCGCTAGGAGCCCTAGAAGATCCTTCGTCAGAACTTTTCAGTAAGCTATCACTCGATCTTTTGAAAGGACTCCCTGAGACATATGGAAATAGGATTTTAAAAGTTGAAGTTGATAACTTCTTGAAAACGATTCCTAGTCTTTTAAACTCTCCAGACGGCCGCAGGATGATCGCTTCGAATATGCTCAAATTGGGTGAGATGAAGGAAATTTATTATAAGGAGATGAGGAACAAGCAAAAATCCTACCTGGACTCGAACAAGGCACTTCCGAAGGATTTTCAACAAAGAGTATTGGATGACGTTCTTCCTCAGATGAGCAAAGTTAACAATGAATTCGTGCAACTTTCGCAGTTGACCTCTATCCCTAAAGGTACAAAGCCTTTCTTCAATTCGTCGGGAACGATTTCATTTGTTCCTGATAAACCAGAAGCTCTCAAATGGGCGACCGAGAACGGAGGGAAACGTATATGGTAACCCCAGAATACTCTTGGGAATCGTTTCCAACTGTTGAAAGTCAGCGGGGAATTCCTAAGCAGTCTAAACCTATTCCTAATGCACCAACGATGCAGAGTCAGCAGATGCAAAGGGAACCATCCCCACGTCAAGAAGACACTTTGGGAAACGCTCTAGGAGAAGAGCCAGAACAATCATTTAGCTGGGGACAGTTCGATACTCCAACTTCTTTTTTTGAAGCAAAAGAGGACGAAGAAGAGTCTACTATCGGTGGAATTGCTAGAAATCTAACAGCTAATATTTTTCGCGCCGGCGAGCAGTTGGCAGGTAGATATGGTAATACAATGGAATTTGCCAAGACGTCTTTGGAAAATTTTCCTCAATTGGCAGGACCTATTGGTATAGCTATTGAATCATTTGTCGGTCCCGATAAATGGAAAAAAATGATTCGTGGTACCGGTGACATTGATACTCATGTTCCCACTAGTGCAGATATCAAACAGCTTACAGAAGCATCCACGGGAGATTATACTAAGCCACGTGGTCCGAAAGAAAAGGCCGCGCAAGAATTTGTGGGTGACGTAGCAGCCGTTATTAGCGGCAAAAAGCCTACGTTAAAAAGCGTAGCTGTTAACAATTTAGGAATTCCTTTGGCAGCTAATGCCACTAAGCAAATTGTGGATGGTCTAGGATTTGGAGAGGATAAGGCAACTGTAGCAAAATTAGCCACATGGACAGCTCTTTCCCTATTTAGTGGTGTCAATGGTCGTGAATATGCCACCAAGCAGGTGCGAGAAGCGAAAGACATGCTTCCGAATAATCTTACGGTTGATCTAAACAGATACCTCCCACGCTTGGATGCACTCGAGAAAAAATTCCTAACTTCCGATCCGCGATCGCAGGCTGCTCGCCAACAAATTGGGGCTATCCGGCAAGATATTCAGAATGGGCAAACGTCTATCCATGATTTGCTAACCCAGTATGACGGCATAAATGCCACCAAAAATACTAAGGGATTTTTTGATATAGGGAAAGGATCTGCTAGAACGTCAGCAACAAAGAATCTTGACGACGTAAGGCACGTAGTCCGAGATATGATTAATGAGACAGGCCAACAATATCCAAAGGCATTAGAGAAATGGTCTAATGGGATGCAGTCACTAGCCGTAATCCATCAAAGTCAACGTATGACAAATTGGATAAAGGATACTTTACAAGGCCCATATGCAAAGTTAGCATCTGGAGCTGTTGCGGGTTTATTTGGAGCAGGAGCCTTTCACAGTCCAGTAGCGGCTATTACTGGGGCATCCGTTGCAGCTGCTGGATATAAGACATATCAAGTAGCTCACAGAGTTTGGAACGATCCATCCCTAAGCAAATATTATTGGGATGCAATCGCCGCCGCTAAAATGCAAAACTCAGACGCATTCATAAAAAACATGAACGCGCTCGACAAGGCATACAAAGAAAAAGAGCGAAAAAAATCATTCGCAGGGTAATTCTTTCGTCATCCAACAGAGCCAGACGAGAAATCCGCTAGCCCAAAAAAGTATTCCTACGATCATATTACCTCCATTTGGTATACATGAGACCATTATCATGTCTAATTTTTCCGATTTTCTATACACGACACTCGATTCATCTGAATTTCTAATCTCTACTGAATCTTATGACGGCATATAGAACGAGCAAAACCATAGATAAAACTAGCATTTATTATTCGGCCGCCTTGTGTTGCGAATCTGACTTCAAAAGACAGCACTCTTTTGCCTGAAATGAACCTTCAAGACGGCATAGACGTCTGTCCACATCGGTCAAAGTCTCTTGCATTTTGTCCATTCTACCGCCTAATCGACTGTATCCAAACCAGAACATTGCTCCCATAACCATCAAATTCGCTATATCTACTTGTTGAGCCAGTTTTATCAATTCTTCCATCTTCCTCTCCTGTTTCCTTGATCATAGCACATCCGTCCAAATCCATCACTCTGAAAGAATCTATTTAGTCTGTTTAGTGTTACACAAACCCTTCACTTGGTAAATAATTCCTTATCGCTAGTAAATCTTTAATCTCTATGATGCGGTCAAACGAGAAACACGGAGTCCACTATGTCATCAGATGTATTCAATGTCGGCGCTGATCCACTCTCATACAGCGGTAAAGCGGCGGCTAAACCTCCAATAATTGCACTCAGGGCCCCTGCTGCTACAGACATCGGTTATGACATAGGACAAGTATGGATCGACAGTGTGAATGGCGCTGCTTATACAATGGTTGACGTCCTTGCGGGCATAGCGACCTGGAACCTTCAAGGGGTGGGCACTTCTGGGGCCTTCGCGACGATTACAGGCGACTCAGGAGGTCCTGAACTACCTGACGGAGCTGGTAATTTAAATCTTCTAGGTACTGCTAACCAGATTACAACTACAGGAACGCTGAATACGATCACGATCTCGGTTCCATCGGCATTCGTCGCTCCCGGCAGTATTACTTCTACCACAGGCATTGCAGCCGGCACAACGCTGACATCGGTTGGTGCGACCACGTTAGCTACCTCTGGGGCAAGTGCAAACACGTTTGGTAATCAAACAGGGGCCACAAGTGTCACGATTCGCGCAGGATCTGGTGGAATTGCATTGAATGCCTTGAATGGCGTCGTAGCACTTACATCAGGAACATCGGCGATGAATATCAGTGCTGATGCTACTGCTAACGCAGTTAACGTCGGTACCGGTGCTGGAACGAAGGTTGTGACTCTAGGATCGACAAACGGGGCATCTCATACCATAATTAATGCCGGTTCTCTTGGTATGGATATAACTTCCACAAATAGTTCGATGACGTTGGCTTCAGGAACTGGCTTGATGGCCGTCTCTACGGATGCCGCAGCGACGACAGTTAATTTAGGGACTGGAGCCGCGGCGAAGACAGTTACACTCGGATCGACCAACAGCACATCCACGACAACTATTCAGTCCGGTAGCGGTGGTTTAATCTTCACTGGTACTAACGGCGCAATCACGATTAACAGCGGAACAGGCACTATCGGCATAAGCACGGATGCCGCGGCAACTACCGTTAATATCGCCACAGGCGCTGGTGTGAAGACTCTTACGCTAGGATCAACAAATAGTACTTCCCCGACTACGTTACAGTCTGGTTCGGGCGCCCTAAATATTACGTCGACAAACGGCGCTATGACCTTAGCCTCAGGTACAGGCACGATTGGAATATCAGCTGACGCAGCTGCGACAACAGTCAACGTAGGTACTGGAGCTGGCGTGAAGACGGTTACCGTTGGATCGACGAATTCTACTTCCCCGACGACGCTTCAGTCTGGTTCAGGCGCATT